AGTGGCCGCCATTGGTGACGTGCCGCTCGAGTGGCTGCGCGCGCCGAAAGGCCCGGACCTCGAGACAGAGAACAAATACTGGAGCCGCATCGAGTCCAGCGTTGCGACGTTGAGCCGCGCCGACCTGCTGATCGATGACTCCCCCGGCCTGCGCCGGGAACAGATCATCGCCAGAGCGCGGCGCGAACACCTGCGCAAGCCGCTGGACCTGCTGATCGTGGATCACTTGCACCTGATCCCGCTGCCAGGCAAGACCCGCGAGACGGTGGAGATCGGCGAGATCACGCGCGACCTGAAGGGGCTGGCGAAAGAGTTCGGGATCCCCGTGATTCTGCTGTCCCAGCTTAACCGCTCGCTCGAGGCTCGAGCCGGCAGCAAGCGGCCCGTCATGTCCGACCTGCGCGAGTCGGGAAACATCGAGCAGGACGCCGACCTGATCGTGTTCCTGTACCGCGACGACTACTACGCGGCTCGAGAAGAGCGCTCGAGCGATTACCCCGGCATGGTCGAGATCATCGTCGCGAAGCAGCGCGAGGGCGAGACCGGGAAGGTCTGGACTCAGGACAGGCTGGCCTTTGGCCGGATCGATGACCACGACGGCGAGGTGTCCACGCCTGCGCCGACCCAGAAACGCAACACGCGAGGAATGCGCGGTATGGATCGTAGTGCCGGGAGTGACGCATGAACTGCCAAACCTGCAACGGAGCCGGCTACGTGCGCGGCCACTGGATGCCAGAACTGTGCCCGGCGTGTAGCGGGATGAAGGAATGGAACGAGCCTGAGCCGGAGCCACGCATGAAACACACGCACGACATCCAGAAAACCCAACTGTGGGTGGCGCTCGCGGAGATTGCCGCTGCGGTGCTGGCCGTCGCGTTCCTTGCCTCGCTGGTCTACCTGATCGGGTTGTCGGTATGAGCCAGACCTGCAAGAAGCCCGGCACCGCGAAGGACTGCGCGACCTGTGCGCATTCGCCGCTGAACCAGATGGACAAGCCATCGGGCAGCCCGATCAATCCTCAGTCGCGGAAGGACGGCAAGTGCGGTTTTTACGTCATGGTGCTGGACTATGGAATCAGAAAGTGATTTAAGATAAGAAAAACCCGGCATACGTTGTGAGCGTATCCGGGCGCGGCAGTTGACCAAACCAACTACGGGGCAATTATGTCATACGAACAGTTCATCGCAGGGAAGCGTCATTTGCTGGGGGACTTCGGGTTTGATCCCGAATGGATGCCTCCAGGTGCTTTCGATTTTCAGGAAGCCATGATTCAAAAATCCGTGCGCAAAGGGCGCATCGGCGTGTTCGCTGACACGGGGCTAGGCAAGACCCTGATTCAGCTTGCCATCGCGCAGAATATTGTTCGGAAAACGAACAAGCGAGTTTTGATCCTGACACCGCTGGCCGTCGCGTTTCAGTTCATCGACGAGGCTGCGCGGATCGGGGTTGACGACATTGCCCATTCGCGCGCTGGCGAAATCAACGCGAAGATCATTGTCTGCAACTACGAACGGTTGCACCTGCTGAATCCGGATGACTTCGAGTGCGTCATGTTGGACGAATCATCAATCCTGAAAAACTTCCAAGGGAAAACGCGCGATCAAATCGTTGCGTTCATCCGGACAGTGAAGTATCGGTTCCTGTCCACCGCAACCCCATCGCCGAATGACTTCATCGAGCTTGGGAATAGCTCTGAGGCGCTCGGCTACATGGGCTACATGGACATGCTGACCAAGTTTTTCAAAACGAATCAGAACAGCTCAGATAGCAACAATCGAAACATCGGCGAAAAGTTCTACCTGAAGCCGCACGCAGAAAAAGACTTTTTTGCGTGGGTAAATCAGTGGTCGATCATGGTCAAGCGTCCGTCCGACCTTGGGTTTAGCGACGATTCGCACATCCTGCCGCCGCTACATGTGATCCCGCACTCTGTCGAGAACGAGTCGCCGCTAGTTGTCGGAGGGCAATCGTCGCTGTTCGCGTTGCCCGCCGTCACCATGTCCGAAGTCCGCGAGGAACAGAAATCGACTGTTGAGGCGCGATGCACTCGGGCGGTGGAACTGGCGCAGGGGAAAACGTCGGTCTACTGGTGCAACCTCAACGATGAAAGCGACATTCTGGCGAGCATGGATAGTGGCGCGACCGAGATTCGCGGCGCGATGAGCGTCGACAAAAAAGAGGAGCTTCTGGTCGCATTCGCTAACGGCGAGATCAAGCGGCTGATTACCAAGGCGAAGATGACCGGCATGGGCCTGAACTGGCAACACTGTAATCACACGGTTTTCTTCCCCACGTGGAGCTATGAACAGTATTACCAAGCGATCCGGCGATTCTGGAGGTTTGGGCAACGGCGCGAAGTGACATGCGACGTTGTGGTGTCGAGTGGGCAGCATCGAGTTTTGGAGGCGTTGCAGCAAAAGACGGCAAAGGCGATTGAGCTTTACGAAAACCTTGTCGCCGCAGCGAATCAAGACTTCCAGCACAAGATCAAGCAATTCGACAAAACCGTTTCCCTTCCGGAGTTCCTGAAATGACCACGAAAGACCAGACCATCACCGACACCTACGCCATCTACAACAGCGACTGCATGGAGGTGTTGCCCACGCTTCCAGACAAGTCGGTCGACCTCGTTGTCTACAGCCCGCCATTCGCAGGTCTTTATAACTACTCCAGCAGCGAGCGTGATTTTTCCAACTGCGAAAGTAAGGAACAGTTCCTCGAACAGTACGATTTTTTGGTCGCGCAACTGGCCCGCGTAACGAAGCCTGGCCGTATCAATGCCGTCCACTGTACGGACGTGTTCGACAACTCGTGCCGGTTGTGGGACTTCCCGCACGAGGTTATCCGCATCCATGAAAAGTATGGCTTCGAGTATCGCAACCGGATCACGATTTGGAAGGAGCCGCTGAAGGTTCGCATGCGCACGATGGTCAAGAGCCTGATGCACAAGCTGATTGTCGAGGATTCGACGCAGTGCTTTACGGCCATGCCTGACTACGTGCTGATTTTCACGCGCAAGGGCGACAACGCAGTTCCGGTCACGCATCCGAACGGGCTGACCCGCTACTTCGGCGACACGCCGATCCTGCCGAACATCTTGCAGGCGTGGAACAATGCGAACGAGTCGAAACTGACCGCCGATCAGTTGTGGGCGCACCTAAATAATTCTTTCTTGGATCACGATGATCCGAAGAGTAACAAGCTGTCGCACTACATCTGGCAGCGGTATGCGTCGAGTGTATGGGACGATATCCGCATCGACAACGTGCTTCCGTTCCGTGACAGCCGAGAGGAAGATGACGAAAAGCATGTCCACCCGTTGCAGCTTGACGTGATCGACCGCATCATCGAGTTGTATAGCAACCCCGGTGAAGTCGTGCTGACCCCTTTCATGGGCGTTGGTAGCGAGGTCTATAGCCCCGTGTCGCTCGGCCGCAAGGGTATCGGCATTGAGTTGAAGGACAGCTACTACAAACAGGCGACGATTAACATGCAACACGCAGCCAGCCGGTTTGAGGGGAAGGTCGAACAGTCCACGATCTTTGGTCCATGAACATGACCCGCAAAGTTCACCTAACCGGCCAGATCAAGCCGGCGACGCGCGAGGCCGTGCCGGACCAGCTTGCGGCCATCGCGGACGGGATCATCGAGCAGCGGACGCGGTGGCGGCAGTTATGAGCGCCACTTGGCAGGACATGCTCACCGACCAGCAGCGCAAGATTTTCAACGCTGCGTGCGGCGACCTGGCGGAACAGGTCAAGTGGTACGGCAACCGACTGAGCAAGGACGACTGGCGGCATTTCATCGCCGGCACGGTGCTTGGCTGGCGGATGCTGCCGGGGATCAATCGGGGTGAGGGTGCGCCGGGGTTCGTGATGCTGGGCGGCAGCAGTCTCGACCTGAGCAAGGACAAGTGCAGCGAGGCCATCACCATCGCTTTCGCCATCGGGGACGCGCCGTGGGAATACGAGCCGACGCAGGTAACGCCTGTCCGCTGGTGCGCTTCGGTGTGCAAGGCGCGGTGGTTGGTTGCGGAGGCCGCCTAATGCATAGCAAGAACAAAGCGCCGATGACGGCGGACGAGCGCGAGCATGTGGGCCGCGTCAAGGAACTGCCTTGCTCAGTCTGCAACACGCCGGGGCCAAGCGAGGCGCACGAGCCGGTGCAGGGATTGTGGTGGATATCCATCGCGCTTTGCCCTGACTGCCATCGCGGCCCGATCAATGGCCTGCATGGGCAAAAGGTCATGTGGCGCATCCACAAGTGCGACGAGTGGACGGCGCTGAACACCACCAACCGGAGGCTCAACTCGTGAACGAGCTAGTCCTGCCGTGGCCATCCGCTGCCATGTCGCCGAACGCACGCAGCCATTGGAGGGCGCGGCAAAAGGCTGCGAAGTCGGCCCGCACGCTGGCATGGGCAGAGACGATCAAGGCGGGATGGGTAGTGCCAAAGGGCGATCGGGTGCATGTCTGGATCGACTTCTACCCGCCAACCAAGCGGCTCCCCGACGACGACAACATGCTGGCCCGCTTCAAGGGCTATCGGGACGGGATTGCAGACGCGCTAGGGGTAGATGACCGCGTGTTCGTCTCGCATCCCTACGTGAAGGCCGAGCCGCGCAAGGGTGGCGAGGTGCGGGTTCGGATTACGGGAGAGCCGAAATGATCGTTTTCAACGGCGAGCAGTTCCCCAGCATGAAGGCGTGGAAGCGGGCCTTCCCTATCTATGCGGCCTATGCCGAGGACGTGCGGGATGGCGCTGACACCGTGCTGAAGCTGGAGGCTTTGCGCCACAAGCGCCGGCACCTGCCGCCGAAGCAAAAGCCGGCGGACTTCACTTTCACGAGGAAGGGGGCAGGGCAATGATCGACAAATCGCTAGATTCAGCACTCCGGGCATGGGGCCATGCTCAGGTCAACCGCTACGCCGTGCGCCAGACCGCAGGGGAGCGATCAGGCACGCATCCACTCCGGCAGGCGATGGACGTAGCGCCCGGAACGGCTGCGCGTGCCCTTGCGCGGCTGAGGGGCAGGGATGGGCATTCGCGCCGCACGTACATGGCCCGCGACCTGGAGGATCGGCGTGTCGTGCCCATGTGGGCCTGCGATCCGGTTGCGGCCCATGACGATGCCAGTCGCCCGCATGATCCGCCCGAGATTGCGCACGACATGGGGGTCCCCGACGACTTGCGGTGGGTGGAGGATGCGGTGGGACGCCTGCGCAGGGTGTCGCCGACGACTGCGGCGGTGCTCTACGTCGAATACACGGCCCCGCCACTGGCCCGCCAGAACGCACGCGCCCGCATGGTCACGGAGCAGACCGGGGTGCATATGCAGGCCCGCAGGTACCGCGAGGAACTGAAATCGGCGGTTCAGGCCATCGCGGCGCTAAAAAGTTGTTGACAAAGCGGGCCTCGTTATGGAACGATCCTGCAACAGTCCGAAACTGTTCCTGCGCCTCGCCTAACCAGCGAGGCGTTTCGTTTTCCGGGGTTCGGGTTGGCTGTTGCCGACCGACTCAAAGGGATGGGGATACCCGTCCGCCCCGAACCCTTGCCCGCCCGCAGACCGCCAATCGGCTTCCTCGTCAGTAGACCAAACGTCTGGACGGAGGCGGGCATTTACAACCAAACCCCGATTCCGGCCAACCCTCCCCTGCGCCGGACGCGGTGCCCCTGTGCCGTCAGTCGCAGGGGTTCTATCCAAAGGCAGCCATGACCGCCCTCGATTACGCCCTGAAGCTAATCAAGAAGTGGGAAGGCTGCCGCCTGACCGCGTATCCCGACCCCGCCACTGGCGGCGACCCGTGGACGATTGGTTGGGGTTCGACCGGCAACGGCATCGGCCCTGGCGTTCAATGGACGCTGGAGCAGGCAGACGACCGCCTTGCGCGTGACGTTGGCCGGTTCATGGCTGGCGTTCGGGCGCTGTTGAGAGTCGAGCCTGAGCCGAACGAGCTGGGGGCGATGACCTCGCTGGCCTACAACATCGGGCTGGGCAACTTCCGGTCATCGACACTGCTGCGCAAGTTCAACGCGGGCGACAAGGCGGGCGCTGCTGCCGAGTTCGGCAAGTGGAACAGGGCGGCAGGCAAGGTCATGAAGGGGTTGACCAACCGCCGCGCTGATGAGCGTCAGGTTTTCGTCGCGTGATTGATTCGCCTGAGTTCGGGATCCCGACCAGCGCGCCGTGGTGGCTGGCAGGCAGTGTCGTCGCATTCTGGCTAGTCCGCGAGACATGGGGCGCAGTCCTGTCCCGCAAGAAAGACCGCACCGAGACTGACGCCAATGTTGACCTGCTGAACGGGCTGGTCGCGCGGGTTAGCTCGCTGGAGACCTCACAGCAGGACTTGGAGCGGCGGCTGGCCGAGGAAATGAAGCTACGCATGTCCTCGCAGGAGGAAGCGCACGGGTTGAGGTTGCGTGTTATGACGCTGGAGGCCGTGCTGAGGCAACTCGGGGCTGTCATCCCGCCGGAGACCCAGCCGTGAGCCTGATCACCCTGCTAGGCGGCATCCGCGCCACCGTATTCGCCGGCATCGCTTTGGCTGCCCTGTTGCTGGCAGGCGTCCAGACATGGCGGCTGGATAGCGCGCAGGACGAACTGGCGGCGTTCGCACTGAAGGCTGCAGAGGATCAAGCAGCCCTAGCAGCGGCTCAGGTCGTGGCGAGCGAGGCAGCGCGGCAGCAGGAACAGGACAAGGCACAGGCCGCGAACGAAGTGGCCGCCGCCTACGAACGAGGAAAGGACGATGCGAAAGCTGCAGGGGATCTAGTTGCTGCTGACTTGCGCGCTGGGGTTAGCCGGCTGCAAGACCGCTGGCGTGGCTGTGAAGCCCGTGGTGTGCCCGGTGTTGCCGGTACCGCCAGCGAGCCTGATGCATCCGCCGCGGACAGAAATGATTCTGCGGGAAGAATTATTGGCGCCGGCGCAGCCTGCGACGCGCAAGTGATCGGGCTGCAGCAGTTCATTTTGAGCGAGCGGCCATGACCACATACCGCTACCGCAGCGCCGTCACCGGCCGATTCGTGAAGGCCGGCTATGCCAAGCGATACCCGCACCTGACTGTGCGAGAGGCCGTGAAGTGAGCAAGGGCAGCGCACCGCGACCGTTCAGCGTGAGCGCGGACGAGTTCAGTAGTAGCTGGGATCGAATCTTTCGCGGGATGCCCGAGCGGTCGAAGGGGGCCGGCTCTAACCCGGCGGCAAATGCCATCGTGGGTTCGAGTCCCACTCCCGCTGCCACATTCATCGATGACGCCACCGGGCAGGTGGTTGACGAAACATGGTGGCCGGACGCCACCAGCACCGGGCGTCCGCCCACTTAACCAAGAGGAAACTGCAATGCCGATTCTCGATTCCTAGAACATCCTGGGCTTTGCCAAGGCCGTCAAGACCGACACCGCCAGCACCGACGCGGCCACGATCAACATCCCCTGCAAGAACTACATCATCACCGGCGTTTACGTGTACAACGCCAGCGGCGGCTCCAGCGCATCGGCCACCCTGAGCGTCCGTGGCGGTGCCGGCGCTACGGGCACGTCCGTCGTGGCCGATGCTGCGCTGACCACCCACACCGGCGCTACCGTTGTGAGCGCCCGCACCGTGGCGGCCACTGGCGTGACTCCGGTGGTGACCGATGACGTGCTGTACATCCGCGTTGGCACTGCGTCGGGCGTGGCGGGCAGCACCATCGACATTGCCATTGTCGGCTTTGAGCTTCCGTAAAGTACGGTGAAGTATGGCGGGTAACAGAGGCAAGGGCAGGCCCAAGGGCACGCCTAACAAGCTGACCGCCAGTGTCAAAGAGGCCATCGAGTCCGCCGCTCAGGGATTGGGCGGCGGCACTCGCTTGGAGGCATGGGCACGCGAAGCGCCCGAGAATGAAAAGGCGTTCTGGACGACCATCTATCCCAAGCTGCTGCCGCTACAGGTGACGGGCAGGGATGGCGGGCCGTTGCAGATTGCAGCCACCAACCTGATGACCGATGAGCAGCTAGGCGCAGTTGTCGCGGCGGGCTGAGGCGGCATCGGAGCTACTGCTACGCCGATCCGTTCGCCGCTCGCTCACTGAGTGGTCACGGCTCAATGGGTTCGAGCCTGCAGCGCATCACAAGCTGCTGATTGACCGGCTGGAGGCGGTGACGCGGGGCGAGATTGACCGGCTGGCGATCTTCATGCCGCCCGGTAGCGCGAAGAGTACGTACACAAGCGCCTTGTTCCCGCCGTGGTACTTGGCGCAGAACCCGGCAAAGATGGTCATTGCGGCATCGCACACGGCAGAGCTTGCCGAGCGATGGGGCCGCAGGGTGCGCAACCTTGTGGCCGAGCATTCGCCACGGCTGGGGTACGCCATTGCGGCGGACAACCAGGCGGCGGGCCGATGGGCCACGTCGGGGGATGGCGAATACTACGCGGCAGGCGTGGGCGGCAGCATCACGGGCCGTCGCGCTGACCTCGTGGTCATTGATGATCCAGTGCGTAGCCGCGAGGACGCCGAATCGGAGACGGTTCGGGAGAAGGTGTGGGACTGGTATCGCGCCGACCTGATTACCCGCCTGAAACCGGGTGCGGCGATATGTCTTGTCCAGACCAGGTGGCATGAGGCCGATCTAGCAGGCCGCATTCTGGAGGCCGAGGGCGATAAGCGCGACGGCGGGGCATGGGAGGTTATCCGGCTCCCTGCGCTGGCTGAGTTGCTTGACCCGTTGGGCCGTGAGCCTGGCGATGCCCTGTGGCCTGAGTGGGAAGGCGTCGAACAGTTGGAGCGCAAGCGGTCGATCATCGGCCCGCGCGACTGGTCTGCGCTGTACCAGCAGCGGCCCACGGCTGAGGACGGCACTTACTTCAAGAAAGAGTGGTTCAGGCGCTACACCGACGCACCTGAGCGCATGACCATCTACATGAGCGGCGACTTCGCCGTGACGGAAGGTGGCGGCGACTTCACGGAGCTTGCGGTGTGGGGCGTTGACCAGTTCGACAACGTGTACGCGCTGGACTGGTGGAGCGGGCAGGCATCCTCCGACCGCTGGGCAGCCGAGTTCATCCGGCTAATCAAGCGATGGAAGCCCGTCACGTTCATTGGCGAGGCAGGCCCGATCCGCCGGGCGATGGAGCCATTGCTTGGACGCATGATGCGCGACGAACGTGCGTATGCGGTCATCGAGTGGCTATCCAGCGGTAACGACAAATCGGCCAATGCACGCCCACTACAGGCGTTCATGGCGAATGGGCGATTCCACTTCCCGGCAACGGACTGGGCGGAGCGCGTGCAAGACCAAATGCTGAGGTTCCCGGATGGCAAATACGACGATGCTGTGGATGCGTGTAGCCTGTTCGGGCGGCACATGGACAAGGTATGGGGCGCAACACCTGCCCGCGCACCTGAGCCAGACGTGGGCGCTATGATGAACGCGCCTATGCGCGTGTCTGACATGATGAAACCGACCAAGAGGCCGAGCTGGTAATGACTGAGAAAGCCAGCGACCTCGTTAAGCATTGGATCGGCAAGATCAAGAAAGAGGAAAAGGCGCACAAGCCTTGGCGCGACCAGGCGGAGGCGGCCGACCGCGAGTTCTTTGACGACCGGAAGGACAGCCGCAAGCACCTGTTCAACGTGTTCTTCAGCACGGTCAACACGCTGCAATCGCGCCTGTACTCCAAGGCTCCCGCGCCCGACGTTCGCCGTCGCTTCGAGATCGCAGGCCCGTAGGGGCAGGCAGCCAAGCAAGCCGCGCAACTGGTCGAGCGTGGCCTGAGCTTCGCCATCGACACCACGCCGCTGCATAGCAACGCGGATCGGGTCGTCCAAGACTTCCTGATCGCGGGGCTGGGTTCTCCGTGGATCGAGTACGAGGCCAAGGTCACCAAGCAGGAGATCGCGCCCGGCCTGATGACCGACGTAATCGCCGACCAGCGCGCCCTGCTGAAGCAGGTGCCGTGGAAGCGCTTTCACTGGGAGCCGGGCAAGGATTGGGAGGATGTGGACTGGGTTGCGCGCGACCACTACCTGACCAAGCGCGAGATCAAGGAGCAGTTCGGCAAGGATCCCGATTCGGAGGCTGTCCGCACCGAGGATGATGAAAAGACCGGGACGGACAAGTACGCGAACCACTACCGCGTCACCGAGATTTGGAACCGCATCGACCGCAAGGTATACGTCATCGGCTGGGACTTCAGCGAGCCGCTGGAGGTGCGCGACGATAAGCTGATGCTGGCGGACTTTTTCCCTTGTCCGCGCCCCATGCTTGCGAACGTCAAGTCGTGCGAGTTGGTGCCGATGCCGGATCACGCCGTGTTCGCACCGTCGTACGCCTACATCAACCGGCTGGTCGCGCGCATCCACTCCATCACCGCGCAGATCAAGGTGGCGGGGTTCTACGATGCGCAACTTGGCGAGCTTGGCGGCCTGACTACGGCTGACGATGGTACGTATTTCCCGGTGTCGAACCTCGCCGAACGGCTGGCGTCGTCCAACCTGTCGGACTTCAATAAGGTCATTGCGACGCTGCCGCTGCAGGAAAAGGTCACGGTTGTTCGTGAGCTGCAAACCCTGCTGGCAGGCGAGAAAGCCCGCTTGGACGAGGCCAGCGGCATTGCCGATGTGGTTCGTGGCGCGACCGATCCGAACGAGACCGCCACGGCGCAGCAGATCAAAGGCCAGTACGCCGGGATGCGGCTGTCCCGCAAGTCGGGCGAGGTGTCGAGGTGCCTGCGTGATTGCTTCCGCATCATGGCGGAGATCATGTGCGAGCACTTCACGCCGGAGACGTGGTATCTCGCCACGGGCATTCAGCCGACGCCTGACGTGCTTGCAGTCCTGAAGTCCGACATGGGGCGCACGCTGGCTATCGATATCGAGACCGATTCGACCATCGCGCTAGAGGATGCCGAAGAGAAGAAGCAGCGGGTCGAGTTCCTGAACTACGTAACACCCTTCATCGAGAAGATGTTGCCCGCGATCCAAGCCGGCGCGCTGCCGGGCGACTTGGGCAAGGAATTGCTGCTGTTCGCCATCCGCTCGTTCAAGCATGGCCGCCAGTTGGAGGACGCCGTAGAGGCAGCGCCGGGTTCCATGCAGCAGTTGCAACAGATGCAGCAGCAGGCCCAGCAGCTACAGGGGCAGTTGCAGCAAGCGCAGCAGCAAATGCAGGGCATGCAGCAGCAAATCGCGCAGCACGACCAGCAGAAGGTGCAGGCGGACGGCATGAAGGCGCAGGCAGACACAATCAAGGCCGCTGCAGGCGCACAACAGGCGCAGGCGAAGGGTCAGATTGACGGCTTCCGCGCCGAAACCGAGCGCCTGAAGGCCGAAACAGACCGCGCGGCCCTTGTGGCTGGCGTCCCCACTACCAACATCATGTGAGAACGACATGGCTAACCTGATTACCGCCGGAACGACCGTCACGACGGGCACGTTCACCCTCGCCAGTGGCGAATAGAAGACCCTGAGCCTGTTTGCGGTTGGCTCTCCGGTGCCGGCTGGCGTCAATTTCGGCATTTCCATCGACGGCACTGGCGACAACGTGTTGGCGGACACGCTGAACGGCACCAACCTGGTCAAGGTGGTAAATGGCCCGGGTGTGTTCGTGGTGGATCGGCCTGATATCTCGCAGTACGGCGTTTCCGTGGGCTGCGACGCCGACTAATGCTCTGCACTGGCGAGGAAATCCGGCCTTACGTGGAGGCGAACATCGGCGCGACGCTGCCCGAGAATGCGACATTCATCGCGGACTACCGCGACGGCCAGATCGTGAGCGCTGCGGGGTTTGCGAGTTGGTACGGGCACGATGTGGAGGTGTTTTTAGCGTCCGCTGGCGCGCTTGGTCGCAAGTTCCTGAAGCGGCTGGGGCAATACGCTTTTGATGAGCTTGGATGCGCGCGCGTGACGTGCCGCGTGGCGTCTGACAACCCGTGGTGCGAGGTGTTGCCCAGGGTTGGCTTTGTGCAAGAGGGTCGGATGCGGCGCGGGTTCGACGGCGCGACCATCGACATGATGATTTTCGGCGTACTGAAAGAGGAATACCGCTATGGGCGCTAAGGGAAGCACGTAGGCGAAGCTGCCCACGGCGGGGGAGTTGTCGCCGCTGCTGGAGCTGCAGTCCAAGTACAACCGGGTCGGTGTGACCACGCCGTTCGGCAGCCAACGTTACGACCGCAACGAGGACGGGTCGTACAACATGGTCACGGACATTGGCGACGAGGGCAAAGGCCTGGTCTCCCGCGCCGTTGGCCTTGGCATGACCGATAGCAACCGACAGCAGGCTCCGCAGCAGATGAACGCCATCGCCGGCGCGCTTGCGTCGCGCATGGGCCAGCGCATGGGGCTGGATATTGGTAATCAGCCCATCCAGTTGACGCAGAGTCCGGCCCAGCCGGCAGCCAAGCCGCAACAGCAGCAGACGCTACCGCCTCCGCAACAGCCGCCGCAGGGAATGCAGTAATGGCGCTCCCGACCGCAGCGGTCATGCCGACGCAGCGCACGCCGTTCCAGATTGGCGGCGGGCAGGTGAATACGATGGCGGCCGGGAATGACCCCGGCGGCGGCATGAATTACATGCAGGCTCCGGGCATTGGCGACCTTGGTAGCTTCCAGCGCGGCGGCCTGAATGACCCGATGACGGGCGCTGGTACTGGCTACGATGGCAGCGGGATCAACCCCGGTGCTGGCACCCCCGCGCCGCCGCCTGCGGCCACGATGCCGCCGCCTGTGACCATGCCCGCAACCCCGAGCACGCCAGCCCCGCCGCCGAGCATTGGCGCAACCGCTGCAAGCCCGCTTGCGCCGCTGAACGACTATCAGGCGCGACAGGGGCAGTCGAGCTACCAATCCCCGACCTTCCAAGGCGGCAACAGCTATCAGGCAGGCAGCTACAACGCGCCGCAGGTGGCCATGCCGCAGTTGCAGGGCTATCAGGCGCAGAGCGCACAAGCGCCGTAGATCGCAGCGCCAAACTATCAGGCAGGCAACACGTCGGCGCAGAGCGTGGGCGCGCAGAACGCATCGGCGGGGCAGTTCGACGTAAGCGCCTTCCGCCCATTTGCTGATGCGGTGTACTCGGAGCAGCAGCGCTTGCTGGATCCACAGATGCAGTCGCAGGAAGCCGCGTTTCGCCAGCGCATGGTGAACCAGGGCATCCAGGAGGGGACGCCCGCCTTCGACGCGGCCTATGCCAATTTCGAGCGGTCGCGCAATGACGCCTACAGCAGCGCCCGCAATCAGGCGTTGGCGCAGGCGTTGGGCGCGCAGAACCAGTTCTTCGGCCAGAACCTTGCAAACTCGCAGATGGGTCTGCAGGCAAGCATGGCAAACGCTTCCAATGGGCTGCAGGCGGCGGGGCTGAATCAGGCGGACCGGCAATTTGGCGCGAATCTTGGGCTTCAGGGTCAGCTTGCGAACGCGGCCAACGCGCTGCAGGCGATGGGGCTTGGCCAAGCGGATCGGCAGTTCGGGGCCAATCTCGGGTTGCAGGGCCAGCAGATGGGCTTGCAGGCCGCGCTGGCGAACGCGGGCTTCAACCTGCAGGGTCAGGCGATGGGCCAGCAGGATCGCCAATTCGGGTCGCAGCTTGGCCTGAGCTACGATCAAATGGCGAACGCCTTCAACCAGCAGAATGCGCAGTTCGGCGCAAACATGGGCTTCAACTACGACCAGTTGAACCAGGCGGATCGCCAGTTTGGATCGAATGCGAACTACCAGCAGTCGCAGGCCGACATGCAAATGTTGATGCAGCTGCTTGGCTACGGCTCGCAGATGGATCAGTACAATAACAGCTTGCTTGGCATCGACCAGCAGCGCGCAGGTTCGCTGTTCGGCCTGATCCCGGGCCTCGCGCCGACGCAGTTGGACGTGCAGGGCACGATCAACACGGGCGCGTCGATCAACCAGTCGAACGCGGCCAACGCGCAGTCGCAGCAGAATGCGATGTATCAGGCCATCGGCAGCATGGCGGGCGGGGCAATGATGATGTCTGACCGTAGGGTCAAGACGGACATTTCCCGAGTCGGCACGCTGGATAACGGCCTGTCGGTCTATGCGTATCGCTTCAAGCATGGCGGCCCGATGCAGATCGGCGTCATGGCGCAGGAAGTGGAACAGGTCAAGCCACACGCGGTCGCCGAGATCGGCGGTATCAAGCACGTCAACTACGCAGAGGCAGTGAAATGAACCCGAACATGGGGCCGACCCTCGGCCAAGCGATGCAGCGGTATCGTCCCGGCCAGCCTTCCGGCCAAGCGCCCTAGATGCAGCGCCCGCAGATGGGGATGGGTGCCCCGATGGGCATGCCGCCGCGCCCTGGCATGGGCACTACGCAGAACCCGGGCGGGATCATGCCGCCGCACATGCAGCAGCCGCGCCCGATGCAGCAGGGCGTGCCACAGCAGCAGAACCCGATCAGCCTTGCCCCTCAGGGAGCAATGCGGAGGCCGATGTAATGCAGGCATATCCGGTGATCACGCAGACCGACGCAGCGCAGCAGCTTTTCGCGCAGATCATGGGCGGCTATAAGCCGGGGCAGTTGGGCGGGCAGGCACAGCAGGAGTCGGTGCAGCCGATTGACGCGGCTGAAGCTCCGGGCGCGGATGGGCTGACAAAGACGGTCACGCCGGGCGAATACATTAAAGACAGCGGCGCAGTAGGCGTGCTTGCGCAGGCGTTTGACGCCTATGCGCAGAGAAAGCGCGCAGAGGAAGGCGGGGCCGCGCCGGGAAGGGGTGGCATTGTCGGCGGTATCATTGACCTGATGAAGGGCGGCGGACTGCAATGAACTGGAATCCCATGATGGGGCCGCTTGGCGCGATGGTAGGCCAGCAGTTCCAGGAGAATCAGCTGGGTCGTGGCGTCACGCTTGGCAACCCGCAGGCGCAGGAGGACTACGTGGCGCAGCTTGCCCGCGCCCTGGCCGATAGCGGCGCGGCTGGCGACCTGATGGATCGCGCCAACGCGCTGAAGGATTCCGGCTGGATCGACAATAGCGGACTTGCTGGCGTGGCCGAGAGGATGTTCAGCGGCTGGGCAAGCAAGAAGATGAGCCAGAAGGCGCGCGATCAGCAGGCTGACGCCGAGACTCGCCGCATGGCAGCGCAGGAGCAGCTGGACGAGCGCAAGGCGAAACGCGAGGCTGAGCGTGCATCGGCGGCGCGAGCGGTAGAGATTCAGGCGCAGATCGACGCCTACAACAAGAACGATCCCGCGCTTGACGCAGCGCTCGGGATCAAGCGCGAGAAGCCTAGCGCCCCTGACTATGTGCTTACCGACATGCAGGATGGCAGCAAGGCATGGATTCAAAAGCCGGGAACAGGCGGACCGCCTGCCCGCAATACGCCGACTCAAGACGCTGGCTTCAAGTCATTCCGCGACGCCATTGCAGGCATTGAAAGCGCCGGCTCTGGCGACTATTCGGCGATTGGTCCGCAAACCAAGACGGGCGACCGTGCAATTGGACGCTATCAAGTCATGGGCGCGAACGTGCCGGAGTGGACGAAAGCCGCGCTCGGTCGGAGTATGACCCCGCAGGAGTTCGCGGCCAGCCCCGAGGCGCAAGATGCGGTGTTTGATCACCGTTTCGGGCAGTACGTCCAGAAGTACGGCCCCGAAGGCGCGGCCAAGGCGTGGTTCGCTGGCGAAGGTGGAATGAAGAACGGCGGCGCGCGTGACCAGCTTGGCACCAGCGTTGACCAATACGGCCAGAAGTTCATGCGCGGCATGGGCGGCACCAATGAGCAGTACACGTCAGAGGGGAGCATTCCGCCATTCGGTGTCATCCCGATTCCCGGCAGCGGCGCGAAAAAGGAAGTGAGGCCGTCCACTGTCCAGCAGCGCCGCGCCTACTTGCGCGAGCTTCAGGCGACCGGCCAAAAGGTCACGCAGGGCATGGCAGAGCACTACATGCTGCATGGGAAGTTCGCTGATACGCCTGCGCCTGCCGGCCCAGGTAAGGGCGGCATGACGGGAGAGACCGGTAACAAAGTTGGCCTTCTGAACAACGCCCTCCGATCCGCCCGACAGTGGCACGCGATGGTTGCCGAGAAGGATAGCGCTGGCAATTTCACTGGCGGGTACAACAACGCTGCGGCCATGTCGCCGGAGGCGAAGGTGGCGCTGAACAACGCCATTCGAGCTAAGCTGCGCGCAGAGTCTGGCGCGTCTATCTCCCCAGATGAATTAGAGGGCGAAGTGGAGCGTTACAGCGCCCGGCTATTGGGCGGCGACGCCACCGACCTAAGCGCGGCGAACAACCTCCTGAACGACCTTTCCACCCAGATAAAGTCACTTGTCGGCGGCGGCAATGGCGGTGGCGGCCATCAAGTCGGCCAGATCATCGAGAAGGGCGGCAGGAAGTACCGCGTTGTCGGCGGCGACCCGAATGATCCAGACGTTGAGGAAGTGCGCTAATGCCCAAGCTCAGTGAGATTGGCAACCCGCGCCGGAAGCTGTCGGACATTGGGCCGCCCGAGGATGCCAGCCCGGAAGAGATCAGGCGGTACCGCTATGAGCAGTTGAAAGCGGAGCTTGACCGCAGGAACGGTACCGATGGCGGCGACCCGATGGCTGGCGCTAGTCGGCTTGACCACCTTCTGGTTGGCGCTGGAAGAGGGTTTACAGACCTTGGCCAAGGCGCAAAACAGCTTGGCCTGAATGTCGGGGCAAAACTTGGGCTTGTGGATGATGCGCGTGCCGGAGACTACAACCGCGCGGTAGCCGATGAGTCGGCGCAGTACGAAAAGGATCTTGGGGATTCTGGCTGGGCAACTGCTGGCCGAATTGGCGCATAGGTAGCTGCGACCGCGCCGCTTGGCGGCCTCGGCGCGGGCGCGAAAGGCGGGCTGGCGCTTGCGAGGGCCGGCGCAATGCAAGGCGCAATCGGCGCTGGCCTGAATCCCGTTACCAGCGGCGATTACTTCACCGAGAAGGGGAAACAGGTTGCCATCGGCGGCGTCACTGGCGGCGCGCTGAATGTGGCGGGCAGTAAGCTGCTGGATGCCGGCATGAAGGCCGCAAACGCGCCGCGCCGTGCAATTAACGCCGTGCTTGCGCCCGAGGCTACTCAGGGGCAGGCCAGCGTGTTGCAGCGCGTTGCGACCGGCTCACCGGCGTCCGTGCGCAAGGGTCAGGCCGTCGCGGATGCAACGGGGATTAACCTGTCGCCGGGGCAGCGTTCTGGCGGCAAGGCCGTCACGATGGCCGAGAACGTGGCGCGCGGTTCCGTGTGGACGCGGGACGCCATGTTCCAGGGCGACCAGGTGCGCGCCAGGCAGATGATTAACGCGATCAACCGCACGGCCAAGCAGGCGTCGCCCGGCCCGGTGTCCGCAGATGGGTTTGCCAAGAGCCTGCAGGGCACGGTCAAGAACATGATCGGCGACCTTGTCAAGCGCCGGAGCGAGTTTGGCCGGCAAGCGTATGGCGCAGTGGAGAGGGCGGCAGGCGGACAAAAGATCGTCCAGACCCGTGCCACGCTGGACGAAATCGCAAAGGTGGTTGACGAGTTCGGCAATGTGCAGGGCGCGGATGCGGCGGCGGTTGCGCGGCAGGCGGAGGCGTTTTTCAACAAACTTTCTGGCGATGGGGCGATCACGCCGGGGCTGGCCGTGCGCCAGTTGCAAGCATGGGAGCAGGCGGCGCGTACCGGGCAGGGCTTGTTTGAGGGCGTGCAAGACCGGACGACGGCAAAGACACTGGCCGGCAGGCTGTCGCGCGCGCTAATGCAGGATATGGACGATACAGCGAACGCGGCTGGCGGCACCTTGGGCGAGTCCTTGCGGGCAGCCAACAAGGGATGGCGTGAATACTCCGGCCAGATTGACGCGCTGGAGGCGTCGGCGCTGGGACGGATCGTGGGCGAGGACTTCGCGGACGACGTTGCAGGCGTTGCCTTCAACCGTGTCGCGCCTGAAAAGGTATGGCAGCGCATGGACTCGCTGACCCCAAGTGAGCTTGAAACGGTCAAGTCCTACATCGTCAAAAACAACCCCGAGATGTGGGGCCAGTATCAGCGGCTCACGCTGGAAATGGCGCGGGACGCTGCGAAGGCGCAAGCGCCGTCAATGGGCGCGCGCCCGCTGGGGATCAACCCCGCAGCTTTCGTGAAGTCGTTGGAGGGCAGCAGCGGCAAGCAGGCGGTCAACCAGCAAGCGCGGCTCCGGGTCATCTTCGGGGATTCGCCGCTGGCCGATCAGGTCAACGCGCTCACCGAAGCGGGCCGCAGGATGGCTGACTTCACCGGCTACAACAGCAGCGGCACAGGCGGCGCATCCGAACTGATGCAGGTGCCTGGGCTGCTTGGGAAGGTCACGCAAGGCGCGCAGGCGACTGCTGGCGCGTTGGGGCCGCTATTCGGGCTTCGTGGCGTGGCGAACGCGGCGCGCGCGCCGATCAATCAGCGGGCTTTGCCGATGCTTTCACGCCCAACGCTTCCCGCCACGGTCGGTTCAAGGCTGCTGCCAGGCGCGGCAATCCAACCGCAGCAGTGGTTGCTACGACCACCCGAGCAAGAATAAAGACGACCAGCAGTCCGCCTGCAACAAGCCCGATTGCCCCAAGCATCGGCCCGACTTCATCACCGCGATAAATTGCCATTCCGATTGCCGGGCCACTGAAGGCGACGGCGAGGCCAACGGCGCGATAGACGAGCTGCTTAATGCCCATTTACACCTACCACTGCGGCACCTGCGGCCGAGACAGGGACGAGTTTAGCAAGGTCGCCGACCGGGACAACATGCCCGATTGCTGCGGCGCGTCAATGTCGCGGAAGTTGACCGCGTGCATGGTGCAGGTGCCGGGCGGCATCGACGTGGATTACAGGTGCCCGGTAAGCGGCGAAGTTGTCCAGTCCATGCGCAAACGCCAGTACATCATGGAGCAGAACGGGCTGGTCGATGCCCGAGACCTGCAGGACACGTGGAAGCGGAAACTCGCCTCCGACAAGGCCGAGCGCGAGGAAATCGCGGCGGTCAACAACGCAATACCCGAGGCCGTGAAGCAGGCGGCTATGGCAACGATCCCGCCCGCAGGGGCATAACGCGAGAGCAGCAAGATGGCCGATATTGATTCGGAAACGTCACTGTCCTCGGCTCGTGATGACTTTTCCGCTGAGCTGGACAAGACCACGACCGACGACGCAACCCTGAGCGCGGACACATAGGCGCTTCCTGACAACCCTATCCCGGCGCAATTGCCGCCGCTGGAAGCCCCTGAGCTTTGGGGCAAGCAGTACAAGGAGACGTTTAGCCAACTGGCGCAGACCCCGGAACAGCGGGCCGCTGCCGAAGCGTGGTTGAACCAGTACAAGGAATCGCAGGGCTACATCACGAAGAAGGAACAGGAGTACGCGGACTACCGCAAGCGCCTGGACCCGATCTACGAAACCATCCGGCCCTATGAGGGCTACTGGGCGCAGCAGGGCATGTCGCCCGAAACTGGCGTCCGCCAGTTGTTGAGCTATGCGGAGGCGTTGGCGCGCGATCCGGCGTCCGTCATCCCGCAGCTCGCGCAAATGTACGGCGTTGACCTGCAATCGCTGGTTGCGGAACAGCCGTATGTGGATCCACAGGTTCAGGCACTGCAGCAGCAGTTGCAGCAAGTCCAGGGCCAGTTCTACCAGCAGCACCAGCAAGCGCAACAGCAGCAGTACCACCGTCTCACCGAGGAAATCCGTGCATTCGAGACGGCGGTTGACGAGCAAGGCAACCCCAAGGCACCGCACTTCACCCGAGTCTGGGACTCGATGTTGCGGCTGGCGAACGGCGGTTTGGCAAAGAACATTCAAGAGGCGTACGAGAAAGCCGTCGCCTTGGACAGTGAGCTTCAAGCTGAAATCGCTGCAGACCGGGCCAAAAAGGAAGCTGCCACTCGCGCCGCCGAGGCGAAAAAGGCTCTGGATGCTTCGCGCGGTGTGAAGTCCAAGGGGACGGAAGGCGCACCGCCTGTCCGCTCCGCCCGTGAAGAGTTCGCCGCCCAACTGGCGGCACAAGCCAACTAACCCATAAAGGAATCTCGCAATGGCATCTCCCAACCTCGGCTAGACCGTCGCCGCCACCCTTCGCAACCGCCGCAAGTCGGTGGCCGATGCGGTGACCAACCACAACGCCCTCCTTGCCAAGATGGAAAAGAAGGGCCTGATCCGCGAAGCCGCCTCCGGTGGCCGCACCATCGTTGAGCCGGTCATGTACGGCACCAACAGTTCGATCAAGTTCTACGACGGCTACGACACCTTCACTCCGGACACTGCGGCGGAAGTCGTGGATGCGTCAGAGTGGGCGTGGAAGCAGCTCGGCGGCTTCATCACCATGTCCGGCCGTGAGCGTGCGACCAACTCCGGCAAGCACCAGGCTATCGACCTCTACGAGGCGAAAGAGCAACACCTGATCAAGAACCTGAAGAACGCCTTTGCTGCGTCCCTCTTCAGCGACGGCACCGGCACGGGCGGCAAGGAGTTCGGCGGCCTGAAGCTGATCGTGGCCAACGATCCGACCGCAGCCGGCACCGTGGGCGGCATCGACCAAGTGGTGAACACCTGGTGGAGGAACAAGTACAGCGCCGCTGCTTCGACCGACAAGACCAACATCATCGACCGCATGAACGCGCTCGACCTGCAGTTGACGCGCGGTGCCGACAAGTCGGATATCGTCATCGCAGGCGCGACGCTGTTCCCGATCTACGAGTCGGCCCTGCAGCCGCTGCAGCGTTTCACCACGTCCAAGTCGGCGGATGCGGGCTTCCTGTCCTACAGCTACAAGGACAAGGAGGTGTTCTACGACTACAACTGCCCGACGAAGAGCATGTATTTCCTCGACACGGACAGCCTGTCGTTCCGCTACTTCACCGACCGCTGGTTCGACGTGGGCGATGCCCGCACCGTCACCAATGCCGACTACGAAGTCGTCCCGGTGTGGGTCATGGGCAACCTGACCTGTTCCGACCGCGCCCGTAACGGCGTCCTGCTGGCGAGCTGATCCAGCTAGGAGGGGCGGGTTCGCTCGCCCCTCCATTCTCTGAGGGAACGATGGAAAATCTCGTCTGGATTCGTGAGAAGGCCGCGCCGCCGCAGGATGAAGAGGATGCGGTGTATCGGCAGGTAATTTCGCAGGCACCGGATATCCAGGTCGCCATCTATCAGGGCGCGCAGGTTGACCCTGACCTGACCGAGGCATCTGGCAGGCAGCGGTTTCGCAATGCGCCGATGCTTTGCAAGCGCAACATCGGCGAGAAAGATTTTGTCTCCGAGCCGTTGACGGATGAACACCGCCAGCGATTCCCCCGTGCATGGGCATGGTGGCAGGCGCAGGCAGACAAGCGCGCGAAGATATCCATTGCGCTGCTGCCCAACATCATGCCCGCCGATATCGCCGAATTGGACGCGCTCGGCATCCATGACGTGGACACGCTGGCATCCACTGAGGTGCCCGCCGAGCTGCAGCAGTGGCGCAACATGGCGAACCGGCTGCGCACTTTGTCCAAGCCGCGCCTGCGGCTGGTGGATGGACAGCTTCAGGAGGTGGCGTGATGGAAAAGATCGTGGTTGACGCTCACACAATCGTTTACAAGGAATCCCCGCATGGCAACGCTGAAGTAGATTCTGGACGCAGTGATGGGGGAGTCCGGGTTCCTGATCCCAAGCCAGTACGCGAGCAGTCCGAACCAGGACGACGTGCAACTGGTACACCTCGCAAGCGCAGCAAGTGACGACATTCGAGAGATCGGCCTGTAGGGCGCTCGCCGGTTCGCCTCTATCGCGCTGGATGGGTCGGGCACGTACACGCTGCCTGCGGACTTCCACGCCTACGTAAGCGACACCGCATGGGTCGGGACGCGCAAGGTGGACTTGCCGCTCGCCCCCGCCGAATGGGCCGCGCTTGGCGCTACAGGCGTCGGCCTGTACGAGCATCGCGCCCGCTTGCTTGACTCGCTGCGGATGCTGGGGGAAGTCGCTGGCGAAACGCTCACGTTTGAGTACGTGTCTGCGTACCCGTGGCAGTCCGATGCGATGGTGGCAAAAGAGCTTCCGACCGCTGATACCGACGTGTGGCTGCTGGATCGCCGGCTCATTACTGCTGCAATCAAATGGCGCTGGAAGAAGGAGAAGGGCGTCGAGGATTGGCAGGCCGACCAGGCGCTTTACCAGCGGTACGTGAGCCTGCTTCGCGGCAGGGATGGCGGTGCAAAGGCCATCCAGTTCGGCGAGCCCACGTACTACGCGCCTGAACCCTACACGCCGACGTACATCCTATGACCGCCACCGCCATCCCTGCGCCCATCGGCGGGTGGAACGCCCGCGATTCGCTGGACAAGATGGAGCCGACCGATGCGGTCAAGCTCGTCAACTGGATTCCGCGCGGCTCTTATGTGCAATCCCGTGGCGGCTACGGCGTCCATGCGTCGGAGCTAGGCGGCCCCGTCTAGACGCTTGCCCCGTATCGTGGTGCCGTCGAGCTGTTGCTGGCGGCGGCCAATGGCTCCGTGTGGGACGTGACCGGCGCGAAGTTCACGGTTGCCAGCGGGTTCACCTCAAACCGCTGGCAGGTCACGAACCACAGCACGCGCCTGATTTTCGTCAACGGCGTGGACAGCCCGCAGGTATTCGACGGCACCACCATGACGGCGGCCAACTTCTCAGGCTCGCCGGGGACGTTCACGCCTTCCGCCATGTGGGGCTGCAACAGCTTCAAGGGCCGCGCGTTCTATTGGGCCGAGTCGTCGCAGGCGTTTTGGTATGCCGCTGCCGGCTCGTATCAGGGCACGATGGCGAAGTACGACCTTGCCTCGGTGCTGGCGACGGGCGGCACGTTGATCCAGATGGTGACGTGGACGCTCGATAGCGGCTCCGGCATCGATGACCTTGCGGCCTTCATTTTCAGCAGCGGAGAGGTGCTTGTTTACTCCGGGTCTGATCCGGGGGACGTGAACGACTGGAGTCTGATCGGACGTTTCCAGATCGGCGAACCGCTCGGCCCGCGTGCCCATGCCAAGGTTGGCGGCACCGAGATCATTCTGACCCGCGATGGGTACATCGACCTGTCTGTCGCGCTGAAGGATGGCCGCTACTCAGAAAAGTCCGCCTATTCGTCCAAGATCATCAAGGCCTCAAAGGAGGTCGCGTTCCAATACGGCGGATTCGACGGCTGGGAGGCGGTGTTATACCCCGCAGGGCAAATGTTCATCGTGAACATCCCGACCAGCGAGTCCACGGCGTTCCAGCATGTGCGCGAGACTTCTTCCGGCGGCTGGTGCGAGTTTCAGGGGTGGAACGCACAGACCTTTTGCACGTTCGGCAATCGCCTGTACTTCGGTGACGCGGACGGGAATGTGTGCCTGGCGGATGCAGGTGCGGCCGACAACGGCGCACGCATCGAAGCGTGGGCGGTGCCGGCGTTCAACTCGCTCGGCTCTCGTGCGAACCGCAAGCAGCTCACGGCAGTCTCGGTTATCAGCAGCCACAGCGCGCCCGCATCATTCACGTATGACGGGCTAGCGGACTTCAGCATGACCCTGCGCAACACGCTGCAGGACGATTCCACCAGCTCCGGCGGCGAATGGGACGCGTCAGAGTGGGACGTGACGGACTGGTCGTCCGGTGGCATCCCAACGGCCGGGCAACTGGTCACGAAGGGCTGGAAGAATTGCCACGCCATCGGCTACGCCGTTACCGTCTCGGTACGGATTCGCCAGCGCGCACAGGTCATCAACTGGTACTCAACCAATCTTCAATATCGCAGCGCGGGAGTTTTCTAATGGCATGGTCAGGCGGCAGTTTCACCCGCACCAACGGCACGTACACCGGGGCTGCGGTTTGGTAGAGCGACCTCGGGGCGTCGGTCAAGATCGTGGCATCGCGCCACGACACGCACGACAAAGACCTCGCGGATGGCATCAATGACTGCATCCACAAGGGCGGGCAGAACAGCGCAACGGCGGACATTAGCTGGGGTGGCTACAAGATCACGGGGCTGGCCGCCGGCACTTCCGCTACGGATGCCGCGAACTTTGGGCAGACGATCACCGGGGCGAGCTGGGACTTTTCCACCGACGTGATGACGCTTACCCGGGCAGCGGGGAACATCACGCTTGACCTGACTGGCGCGGTTGCCATCACCGCGATCAAAGCGACCGGCACGCCTTCCTCCACGACGTTCCTGCGTGGCGATGGGTCGTGGGTCACCATTTCCGCCTCGACGGCATGGGGCAGCATCACCGGCACGCTGTCCAGCCAAACCGACTTGCAGAACGCGCTCAATGCCAAGGCAGCAAGCTCGCACTCGCACACCGTCTCCGATATCTCGGCCTCGGGCACGCCGGATTCGACCACGTACCTGCGTGGTGACGGATCGTGGGCTGCCCCGCCATCTGGCGGGGGCGGCGGGGGCACCGTCACAAGCGTGGCGGTTGCCAACGCGACCGGCATCACCTGGTCGGGCAGTCCCATCACGGGGTCTGGCACGCTGACTCCCACGCTCTCTTCCAACCTGCAGAGCTGGTCTGGCATCGCGCCATCTGCAAAGGCGGACGTGGCGTCGCCGACGTTTACCGGCACGCCTGCCGCGCCGACTGCAGCAGCGGCCACCAACACCACGCAAATCGCCACGACGGCCTATGTGAAGTCGCAGGGCTACACGACCAACACCGGCACCGTCACCAGCGTGGCGTTTTCAGGTGGCACTACGGGCCTGAGCGCGTCGG